GTTTGCCCGCCGCGCCTGGTACGGCTCGACGCCGCAGGACGCCCGCAAGGACGTAAGCCAGTACGATCGGCAGTCCCTGCTGCAGAAGGCCCGCTACGCGGAGAAGAACTACCCGTCCATGGTGCAGTACGTCAACGACATGGTGATGTACGTGGTCGGGGACGGATCCAAGCCCACCAGCCACGCGGCCGACCCGGCCAAGGGCCGCCTCTACGAGGAGTACTACCACCGCGCCACGCGCAAGGCCGACATCACCGGCCGCTATACGGGCGAGCAGCTCCAGCGCATCATCGTCAACACCTGGGCGGTGGACGGCGAAGTCTTCGCTCTCAAGGTCACTGACGCCCAGGGCAAGGCTACCACGCAGATCATCGAAGGCCACCGGGTGGTCAACCCGACGATGCCCAACCAAGTCACGCCCGACACGTGGGACGGCTTCGTCTTCGGCAAGTACGGCGAGGTCATCGGCATCTGGGTGCATTTCGGCGAAGGCCAATATGAGCTCAAGAAGGCCGGCACCTATTTCCACATTGCCGACTTCAAGCGGGCGAGCGGCGCCCACGGCCTTCCTCCCATGGCCCACGCCCTGAACTCGATGCAGGACCAGACCGAGATCATCGAGCTGGAGAAGCGTGCGACGAAGCAGGTGACGGACGTGCCTTCCATCCTCACCAAGAACGGCGGGGCAATCGACGACAGCATGGCGGCCGACCTGAACGGCACCGCGTCGTCGGACTTCGGCAACATCGGCGCCCAGATGGGCGGCAAGCTCCTGGTGCTGGAGCCCGGGGAGGACCTCAAGAGCGTCGCCCCCAACTTCCCGCGCCAGAGCATGGAGATGTTCAACGCGGTGCTGGCCCGCATGATTGCGGCGGGTGGCCTGCCTTACGAGGTGGTCAACGACGGCAGCAAGGCGGGCTCCGCCCTGGTGCGCATGGTGCTCGGCAAGGCGGACCGCTACGTCGGCGACAAGCAGTGCATGCTGCATGACTGCTACCTCATCCCCGACTGGCAGTGGCGCATCGGCTCGGCCATCGCCGCCGGCGAACTTCCCGACGACCCGAAGTGGGCTGACGTTGAGTTCAGCGTGCCCCAGAGCCCGAGCATCGACAACGGCCGCGACAGCGCGAATGACCGCGAGGACCTGCGTGCCGGCCTGACCTCCTTCTCCGCGATCGCCAAGAAGCGGGGCGGCGACTTCCGCAAGACCTTCTCCGAACTGGTCGAGGACATCCTCTTCGCCAAGGAAGTGACCGCCGCGACGGGCGGCAAGGTGGCCTTCGAGGAGGCCATGCAGCGCTTCGCCAACATGCAGGCCCCCGCCAAGGAAGCGGAGGAAAGCCCGGAGGACGAGGCCGAGGACGAAGCGGAAGACGAAGCGGAGGATGAGATGGAGTCCAAGACCTCCGCCGTCCCCGAGGACGACACCAACGAGATTACCGAATAACCTTTACCCATGCGCCTCATCTTCTCCCACGGCCTCAAGGGCCTCGAGCCTCTTCTGATCGACCCCACCAAGGCCGCCGACTACGCCGCCCGCTTGGACAAGTACGGCTTCTCGGACGTGCTGTCGAAGCTCTTGGGCGCCCGCCCGGAGGCTTACGTCACCCCCGACGGCAAGGGCGTCATCCCCATCGACGGGCCGATTGGCCGTGGCATCTCGCCCCTAGAGGGCATGCTTGGCGCCGCCGACGTGCTGGCCATCTCCAAGGCCATCGACGAGATGGAGGCCGACCCGGCCGTGAAGAAGATTGCCTTCCGCGTTAACTCCCCTGGCGGGACTGTCGCCGGCGTGCCTGAGCTCGCCAACAAGATGCGCCGCATGAAGAAGCCCACCATGGCTTACGGCGAAGAAGCGAACTCTGCCGCCCTGTGGCTGGCCGCCGCCGCCGATCGTTTCGTTGCGATGCCTTCGGGCTCCATCGGCAGCGTGGGCGTCTACATGGTCGTGCCCGACTACTCGAAAGCCTACGCCGACGCTGGCGTGCGGATGGTGGTCATCAAGTCCAGCCAGTCCCCGCTCAAAGGGGCTGGCATCGAAGGCACCACGCTCACCGAAGCCCAAGTGGCCGACCTGCAGCGCCAGGTCGATGGCATCGCCCAGGACTTCCAGGAGTCCGTGAAGGCCACCCGCGTCAACGTCTCGCAGGACGCCTTCACCGGCGGCACCTTCTCTGGCCGCGAGGCCGTGCGCCTGGGGCTCGTCACCGGGCTGGCCGACTCCTTCGAGGAAGCCCTCGCCGCCTTCTGACCTTTGACCACTTATCCAAGTTTAAGAACACATGAGCAAACTGACTCCCGAGGCTGAACTCTCCGAGCTGCGCACTGTTGCCCTCGCCCTCACGACTGAGCGCGACGACCTCCGCGCCACTGTCGAGAAGCTGACTGTCGGCGCCGCCGACGAACTGTCCGCCGCCAAGGCCGACATCGTGGCCAAGGATGCCCGCATCGGCGAACTCACCGCCGAAGTCGCCGCCCTCGCCGAGAAGGTCGCCGCCCTGGAGCTGACCCACGTCTCCGCCGCCAAGCAGGCCGCCGAGATCGTCGCCTCCACCGGCACGACCCCCGTCGCCGCCGAGAAGGCCGAAGCCCCCGCCCTCACTGTCGAGCAGGTCCGCGAGCAGTACGCCGCGATGAAGCCCGGCGCCGAGCGCGTGGCCTTCCTGCAGAAGCACAAGGCCGCCATCCTCTTTGGCCGCGCCAAGTAACCTTTCCCCCTAATTCATCCCTAATCCCTACTAATCACACCTATGGCAAACTCCGGTTTCGACATCGCCCCGGCCGCTCTCGCTGACATCATCGTCGCCGACCTGCGCCCGAAGCTCCCCGTCCTCGACATGTTCACGACCCTCGCGCAGAGCACCGAGGATCGCGGCACCACCATCGACGTCCCGTTCATCTCGGGCTCCGACGCTGCCACCTTCTCCAAGGCTTCGGGCGGCTACAAGGACGCCGGGGACGCGAATGTGAGCAAGTCCAGCGTCTCCTTGGTCCACTACCATGCCACCCGCAGCTTCGACGCTTCCGAGCTCGCCGCCTGGGGTGCCGAGGGTGTCATCAACGCCTTCCGCGAAGAGGCCGTCGCCAAGATCGTCAAGCGCGCCAACGCCGCCGTTGCCGCCATCGTGACCAACGCGAACTACTCGTCCAACATCGTCATCGCCGCCGCCGACTTCGACTACAATGACGTGGTCGACCTCGACACCGCCCTCGACGACCTGCTCGCCCCCGAGCAGCGCGGCCTCGTGCTGAACTCCACCTACATCGGCGCGCTCCGCAAGGACGCCAAGCTGACCTCGGCGTTCAACACCCAGGGCAACAACAGCGTCGTCCGCACGGGCATCGTCGGCCAGATCGGCACCCTGCAGGTCATGCAGTACGCCGGCCTCCCGGCCAACGGCGAGAACTTGGTTGGCTTCGCTGCGGCCAAGGACTCCATCTGCATCGGGACTGGCTCGGTCTGGTCCGCCTCCCCGAACGCCGGCACCTCCACCATGGGCGGTCTCTCCGTCCTGGTCGAGTCCGAGTACACGGGCGGCATCCTCTACCTGACCGCCGCGATCCGCTTCGGCGCCGCCAAGGGCCGCGCCAACCTCCGCCGCATCAAGAGCGCCTAAGCGCCGGCAGAGGCCACGACTGGGGCTCCCTAACGGGGGCCCCTTTTTTTTGACCTCATCCCAAGGTTAAGACAATGAGCCTTTACGACGACGGCACCTTTCTCGACGACGCCAAGCTGATGGTGGCCGACTTCGGGGTGTCCGGGTCGTGCAACGCGGGGGCCATCACCTTCAAGTGCCTGATTTCCGACCCCATGGTCACGCAGTCCTTCCAAGAAGGGGGCTTTGTGGACCGGACCCAGCACTCTGTCCGCATCCCGGCCGCAACGGCCTCCTGGAGCCTGCCAGATGGGTCTAATGGGGCATCGGCGGCCATCGTCGTGGACCAGACCCCCATCGCCTCCCTAGGCATTGGCAAGGTCATTGCCGTGGACGGGAAGAGCCTGCGGATTGTAAGCCAGACCCACAAGCGCCCGAGCGCCTGGGTGACTCTGCAGGTCATCCTGCTTAACCAGTGATTAGCGTCCGGCTAACTGTCGGCCCGAAGAGCATGGCCCAGTTTCAGGAGGCCATGACCCGCTACGCGTATGCCTGCCGCGAGACCATCAAGGATATCGGCCTAAAGAACGCCGCCCTGATGTGCCGCGATTCCATCATGCTAACCCCCCCGATGGGCGCCGGCGGCAAGGGTGGCCTGACTGTGACGGGCGAGAAGGCCGGCAAGCGGGCCATCGCGGCGGACGTGCGGAAAATCTACGTGGCGGCCGACAACCGCAAGGGCATCGCCCCTTTGCTCATCCTCACCAAGAAGCTGGCCTACTCGACCAGGAACGGAAACCCGGCGGAGTTTCGGGCCCTGCTCGACGGCGCGGCCCGCACGGCGCTCAAGCGTGGCACCCGTATCCTGCAGGCCATCGCCAACGACTACGACGACGAGCGGGCCTTCAAGAAGGCCAAGAACTACTTTAACCGCTCCCAGCTGCGAAGCAACGAGTACGGCAGCCTGGGCTACCAGCGCGACCTGCGGCCCGTGCACAAGATGCTCCTGGCTAAGGCCGGCGGCCGCTTCAAGCAGAACGGGAAGCCCTTCCAGCCCCTGACCAACTGGCGCGACAAGATCCTCGTCGAGACGGATGAGGAAATCAAAGAGTACATCGCCAGCCGCACCCCCAAGGTCGGGCGCCTGAAGGCAGGCTGGTACAAGATACTGATGGGCCTGCCAAAGCCCTCCTCCCGCGAGGGCAAGACGAACTTCGGCACGGGTGGCATCGCCAACTACATCAAGGTCCACGCCGGCAATGCTGGGTACTTCAACTTTAACGAGACCCCTTCCAACCTCAACCTGATCATCGGGAACGGCATCGCCGACATGAACAACGTGAGCACTGAGGCTGACGTAAAGGAGACAGTCATCGGCCTGCGCTACAAGCAGCTGCACCTGGACCTGGCCCGCCGCCTAAAGAAGGACGTGGACGATTTCAACAACAACGCAAAGACTTAACCCCATGGGCACCTCCTCCATCCGCCACATCGTCGAGGGCAACCTCGTCGCCATGCTTCAGGCCGAAGCGACCTTCAGCGCCGTGAACATCTACCCGGGCGACAGCACGGCCGACGCGGCGATGCCCAAGTTGGTCGTGGTCTGCGACTCGGCCAACACCCCCAACGGCCTGCCCGACGGCTTGGGCAACTACGACTGCCAGGTGCGCTGCGTCCTGCACGACAACGCCAACGACGTCACCCTGACCACCCACCGGGCCCGGGCCGCCGCCATGGTCGCCACGCTGGCCGACCTTGACGCGATGACCTCCCAGTTCGCCACCCAGGGCGACGCCCTGCTCTACGACGTGACTGTGGTGTCGGAGGATCAGGGGCTGGACGAGCAGACTGGGTCGTGGGCCACTGTCCTGCGCCTTTCGGTGGTGTGCGTCCTGGCGCCTTGACCACCCGCCCAAGGTTAAGAACTACCTATGGCTGCTGTACTCAAAGGCGTGACTGTACTCTTCGGGGTGGCCGTTCAGTCGGGCATCTCCAACTTCCTCTGCCAGTCGGTGTCCTGCGACAAGGTTTTCGAGCTCAACGACAAGGCCCCCGACGAAGACGGCAAGACTGTCACCCTGCGCTACGACAACCCGGAGCGGACCGGCACTGTGGAAGGCATCGCGAAGACGGCCGACATGCCCGAGATCGGCGCGGCCATCACTGTGAAGCTGAAGACCGACACGGGTCCCTCCAACGAGGTCAACGGCGTGATCGAAGGCGTGTCGGAGAAGGGCAGCAACAAGGACTTCGTCCGGGTCAGCATCAAGTTCCGCCAGCTTGATTCCATCGCGTCCTACGTCTAAGACTAGCGGGCATGGACGCCCGCTTCATCAACGCCTTCACCGACCCGGCCCAGGTTAACATCCTGGGCTACGTCGTTTATCCCTTTTGCCTGAAGTACCGCGTGCGCCTGCACGCTATCGGCTCGCCCTACGTGGTGCCCGGGGACATGACCCTCTCGCACCTGCTGGCCGCCATCAAGACGTGCGCGGAACTTCCGCTCGACGACATCACCGGCAAGGACAAGGCCACGCTGGTCAGGCTGCAGAGGGACGACGACCTGTTCATCAAGACGGCGCAGGACTTCCGCACCTACATGCTGGAAGGGCACTGGCCAAAGTTTTGGGAGACGGACCAGAACAAGAAGGCCACGGGGACGGGCATGCCCTGGGCCATCAACGTGGTGGCCAACCTGATCGCCAACGGCATCGACGAAAAGCGGGCGTGGGAGATGCCCGAGTGTCAGGCCATCTGGATGAGCACGGCCTTTTCCGGGCTCAAGGGGGTCGAGGTCAACGTGATGACCACGGAGGAGGAGGAGGCCATGGCGGCCTTTACGACTTCCCAAGGTTGAAGACCCACCCATGGCCCAAGTCGTAGAATACCAAATCAAGGGCACGTCCGACGTCCCGCAGCAGACCGAGAAGGCCAAGAAGGCCATGTCGGAACTGGACAAGCAGACGGCCGCCATCGGCAAGAAGTTCACCGAGATCGGCAAGGACCTGTTTATGGGCTTCCTTGCGCCAATGGTGCTCATCCGCGAGGCCATCGGTTTCATCAGCCAGTCCATCGAGAAGGCGCGGCAGGACGCCAAGGACGCGGTGGACTTCGCCGCCGGCGTGAAGTTTGAGGACTTGAACAAATCCCCCGTTGAACAGACGACCCGCTACATGGCCCAGAAGCTGCAGGTGGACATCCGCACGGAGGAGGAGCAGAAGAAGGCGGAGCTGGCCAAGCGCGTGGTCGTCGAGGAGTTCCTGAAGCGCGACCCCCGTGGCCAGGAGTACTTCCGCAAGAACGTCGGCATCGACACCGAGACGGGCGGCTTCGCCATGTCGGAAAAGGAGTTTTCCCGATTCCGTGGCGTGCAGGAGGACGTCTTCAAAATCGTGCAGGAGGACATGAAGAAGGCTCTAGCGACGGAGAAGGCCAAGACGGAGGAGGAGAAGAAGAAGAGCGCCACCCCGCCCGGCATGTTTACCGGCGACAACAGCGTCTTCGGCATCGGCAACTCCCCGCAGATGAATATCCTGAACCAGCAGGTCGAGCTGCAGAAGCAGGCCAACGAGTACCTGGCGGTGATCGCGGCGGCTTCCGGCGGCCCGGGCGACTTCACCAAGGACACGACGGGGGGCATGGCCTCCCAGGTCAACTACAAGGACTACACCCATACCGCTTAACATGGCACGCATCGACAAAGGCAACGATCTCTCTTCCCCCGTACTCCAGCCAGGCTGGACCATCCAGCAGGACGGCTACGGCCTATTCACCGGGCGTTGCATGTACAAGATGGACAAGTCCTACGCCGTCAACGTGGCCGACTTTGAGCGCGGTCTTCCGCACCCCGTTTCGCCGTTCAACACGTATATGTTCAGTAATACCTTTTCGGTTTCCTATGACCGAAACGGAATTGCAAACGTGGCCATTGATTACGTCGGCATCAATAACACGGCGGAAGGGGCTACATCTAATACGACTAGCCCCAACGTCAGCGGCGCCGTAAGCACGTCGAGCGAGGGTATCGAGACGCACCCTAACTTCTTTGTAGCTACGATTGGCGTTGAGGCCATTGCCGGCGTCGGCACCGGGACGGCCACTGCCCCGATCTACGAGGCCAGCACCTTTAAAGCGAAAACAAGCGACGCGGCGACCCTGTACAAAGGTGCCAACGGGGCACACTTCACCCAGAAGACGGGTGGCCAATTTGTCGGCTTCCTCGACCCGCAGTATCCCCTTTACTACGGGCGCAAGTCCTACCTCGCCCCGCAGACTGGTTATTCCGGCGTAATCTACACAACGGACAGCGACATCGTTATCGAGATGCAAAACGCCGTAGGCCGTTCGTCGAGAACTCGCAACTGGGATGGCAACCTGCCATACCTTTTGCCCGAGTACCTAGGCTCAACCTTCTTGAGCACGCCAATTGGCTCGGGAACCGCCCTCCCGCAGCTCCTGCTGGCCAGCGTCAACTTCGAGGACTTCGGCCTGAACGTAAAGAAAATCAACTACACCATCCGCTTCAACGCCGAGGGATGGGTCGGAGCAGTCAACCCCGAGCTCTGATGCAACCAGGCTTTGGCTATAACCTGACCAGCGGGCAGGCAGGCGTTACCCTAGCCATCGACGACCCGCAGCTCGCGGGCGACCCCGAGCAGTTCCGCGTCACTGTCATCAAGACCGGCTCGGGCTACGGGGTGCAGTGCCGCAAGGGTTTTGTGCGCTTCACGAGTTCCCGCAACTCCGACGCTTGGGCGTGGGGCTGCTGGCAGGCCGAGGTGCAGAAGTACTACTGCTTCCCCGACGGCTCCAAGACTGTCGGCCCTTTCGCCACGGCGGCCGAGTCTCCCCTGGTTGACTTGGGCGGGTACGTCCAGATTCAGCCCGGGAGCGTCGAGGGCGGCTCTGACTCCTGGGGCGTCTACATCATCGGCTGCGGTGACACCATGTCGGGCTTCTGGCCTTACCTGGCCATCATCGCGGACGGCTCAGACGCCGACACCAAGAGCAACTTCTTCAACGGGTCCGACCCGCAGATCATCGTGCGCCAGACCCAGAGCCTAGAATTGGTTGAGGTGGATACCCCCACGGGCTCGACCTACCTGACCATCCAAAACACCGGGTCCCTTGTGCAGTACAATTACAACTGCCAGAAGTGGAAGATTGCGGACCTGACCTTTGAGGGCGGCACCTTCGTCGTCGAGCAGATGCACCTAGGCGCCCTATCCCTAGCCAACCCCGTGCAGTTCCAGGGGCTGGACGTGGCCAACATCGCCCCCTACACCCCGAACTACGAGCCCCAGCTGCTGGACTGGCTGGGGGCTTGGTCGGGTTACACCAAGGACTCCAGCGGGGCGACTGTGCAGGTTTAACCCCCGCCCAAGGTTAAGAAGATGAGCAACACTGTGACCTTCAAGCGGGGGACGACCTACTCGGGCACTGTCACCTACACCCCGGCGGCCGGCGGCCCCGCGAACCTCCTCACCACGACTGTCACGTCCGACATCATCGACTCGGCGGGCGTGGTCTACCCCTGCACGATCACGATGGCCGTCAACGGCCTGTCCTTCGTGGCCTTCCTCCCGGCCTCGACCACGGCTGGCTTCTCCCTCGGCAGCGCCCGCACCGACATCAAGTTCGTCTACGGCGGCACGACCTTCTACTCCGACACCTTCCGCCTGACTGTCATCGACCAGGTGACGAACTAACCCATGTCCTCCATCTCCGTTTCCTCGCTGGTACTGGGTTCCCTGTCCGTTGAGGTCGACGGGACGGACAGCACCCTGGCCCTCTCGGTCCTTGGCACGGCTCCGGCCAGCCTGGCCATCGAGCTGGGTACCCCTGGCGCCCAAGGCCCCGCGGCGACCATCGCGGCCGGCACGACGACCACGCTGAGCTCTGGTTCCGCGGCCTACGTCACGAACGTCGGCACCTCCTCGGCCGCCGTCTTCAACTTCGGCGTCCCTCAAGGCCCTGTCGGGGCTACTGGCGCCTCTGGCAGCGCCGCCACGGTCACGGTCGGCACGACGACCACGGGCGCGGCTGGATCGTCGGCCAGCGTGGTCAACGCCGGCAGCTCCTCGGCCGCCGTGCTCAACTTCACCATCCCCCGCGGAGACAAGGGCGAGACCGGGGCCACTGGCCAGACCGGCAGCCAAGGCCAGAAAGGCGACAAGGGCGACACCGGGGCGGCCGGCGCCGCGGCGACCATCACCCTGGGCACCGTCAGCACGGGCACGGCCGGGTCGAGCGTCTCGATCACGAACTCGGGCACGTCGAGCGCCGCCGTCTTCAACTTCTCCATTCCTCGCGGGGACAAGGGCGACCAGGGCAACATCGGCAACACCGGCCCCGCCGGCGCGGCTGGAGCTGCGGCCACCATCAGCGTCGGGTCGACGACCACGGGCGCGGCCGGCTCCTCGGCGAGCGTGAGCAACTCGGGCACCTCGTCCGCGGCCGTCTTCAACTTTACCATCCCCCGCGGGGATAAGGGCGACACGGGCAACACCGGCGCCACTGGGGCCACGGGCGCGGCCGGCGCTGGCGTCGCGACTGGCGGCAGCACGGGCCAGTACTTGCAGAAACTGAGCGGCACGAACTACGACACCGGCTGGTCCACGATCGTGCCCGGAGATCGCTACCTTACGACCTCGACCACCTCGCTGAGCATCGGCAACGGGACCAAGACGCTGACCGTCGGCACGGGCCTTTCGTACTCGGCGACGCAGGACGCAACCATCGCCCGCACGTCCGACCCTACGAACTACCACATGCACGGCAAGGTCACGAGCTACAACTCGGGGACCGGCGAGCTTGTCCTGGACGTGCAAAGCCACACCGGCACGGGCACCTATTCTGCGTGGACCGTTAATGTGGGCGGCTTGGCGCCGAATGCCTCCGTGGCCTGGGGCGACATCACGGGCACCCTATCCAGCCAGACGGACCTCCAAACCGCGCTAGACGGCAAACTTTCCGACGCTCCCTCGGACGGCTACTACTACATGCGCAAGGACGCCGCCTGGGAACAGGTCATCATCTCCTAAAACAGCACAATGCCTCTCAACCTCTATTCCAAGGACTCCGTCGATAACCTGCTGGCCGGCAAGGTCGACCTCGCTGGCGCCACCATGACGGGTGCGCTCACGCTTTCGGCCTCGGGCATCATCTTCTCGGACTCGACCTACCTCACCACGGCCCCCGCCGGCTCGACGCTCGCCGCGGATCAGCTGACGGCCGGCGTGGTCACCGCCAACCCGACGAGCGGGCCGAGCGCTTCCGGCGACGTCCTGCAGTACAACGGCACGGACCTGGTCTGGGCGGCTGGCGGCGGTGGGCTGACCATTAGCACACTTTCAAATGGAGCGACTTCAACGCTCGATGCCACAGCACCATTGGGTGGTTATGCTTTGACTTACGATGGGACTAACTTGATCTGGGCTTCGGTAGGCCAGAACCTCGCTGCCAATCAGTTGACGGCCGGAACGGTAAGCTCAAATCCTTCGACGGCTCCTACGTCCACAAACGCTTACCTAAAGTTTGATGGTAGCACGTCTCTAGTTTGGACGGAAATGACTATTTCCGAAGTAGCCAATCTACAGACCGAGTTGGACGGTAAACTTTCAATCCAAACGGTTAACTCACAGAGCAGCGCTTACACCTTGGTTGATACTGATGCCAATAACATTGTTTATGGCACAGGCTCTAATCTTATTGTTCCAAAGGACTCTACGTATGACTTTGCGATTGGGACTATAATCGTGATTTGCACCGACTCAAGTAGCGGCTTTGCCATCGACGCCGAGGATACCTACATGAATGTCCCAAGCATTAATGGAAGCGGAAGTGTTTCGATTGGATACGGTGCTCACCTAGTCAAGGTTGCCGCAAATACTTGGCGCGTCTTTTAATCTTATGATTGCCCTGCTCCTCGCCTCTGCCTTCTCCTTCATCGCCGGCGCCGTCGGTGGTGCCCTGCTCTATCGCAACAACGTGGCCCGCCTCCAGAAGACCGAGTCCGAAGGCAAGCGCCTGCTAGACGCGCTCAAGGGGAAATAACCATTTTACGATGCATCGTATTTTGGTCATCGCCTGCCTAGCCCTGACCGGGTGTCCGACTACCCAGCCCGACACGGTCGGCACGGGGACGGCCACCTCGGACCCAGCGGACATCTCCAAGCTCGGGACGCAGATCGACAAGTCCGACCAGCGCATCGCGGCCGCCGTGACCGTGGCCCGCGAGAACGCCGACAAGCCCGAGGTCGTCAAGGCCGAGACCGGTGTGGCCCTCTCATACCTGCCCAAGCCCGACGCCCAGACGCTCGACTACGTGCGCAACCGCGTGGCACGGGCGAACGCCGAGGAGTACAAGCGGGCCGAGGAGGCCGGGCGCAAGCTGCTCGCCGTCATCGACGCGAACTTTGCCAAGGCCGAGCAGGACGCCGCCAAGAACAAGGCCGCCCTGGACAACGCCAACAAGCAGATCACGGCGCTGAAGGCAGAGGTCGAGCAGGTCCGCACGGAGGGCGTCCGCAACGCCTTCGCTGTGGCCGCCGGCATCTGCTTCCTCGCGGCACTTGCCATGGCCCTGCTAGGCCAGTACCTGCGGGCCGGCGCGGCCTTCATCATCGGGTCCGCCATCGGCGCGCTGCCTTTCCTTTTCAACTCCCCCTACTTCCTGCCGTCCGTCGGCGCCTTCGTCCTCCTGGCGGTGGCCCTTTTGTGGCTACATCTCCGCAAGCGTCCTTGCCCAGATGCCGCGCAAGAAGGTTAAAGTCATTTGGCGCCCGCTCGGCAAGGAGCGCGCCTGGGGACAGGCCGAGGCTGACCCCGACCATCCGGTGATCGAGATTGACCCCAGGCTTTCCGCCCGGCGCGAGCTGGAGACCCTCACCCATGAAAGTCTGCACGTGGCCTTTCCCGAGATGAGCGAGAAGGAGGTCGACCGCGCCGGCAAGGTCATCTCGGACGTCCTCTGGCAGGAGAACTATCGCCGCGTCCATCAAGGCAAGCACACGACCCCCGTCCGCATCTCATGATCCCGCCTCCTTCCAGCATGGGCCCCGACGACGTGAGCCCCGAGGTCAAGCAGGCCGGCATCGCCGGGCTCCTGGGCATGATGGGCATGACCGTGAAGATCATCCTCACGGACGAGAAGCTGAGCGTCGGCCGCGTCGTCGGCCACCTCGTCGTCGCCTGCGCCGTGGCCATCCTCTCCGGCTTTGCCCTGGAGGAGTACATCCATAACAAGAAGATGCTCTGGGCGCTCAACGGCTTGTCGGGCTACATGGCTTTGCAGATCGTGGCCTGGGCGGAGGACACCGCGAAGAAGAAGCTGCAGGCCACGCAGGCCGGCATCGTTGGCAAACCCAAGAAGGAGAAGAACAATGCGAAACGACCAGCCAAGCGGAAGCGCTGACACGAACCTGCTGTGGGCGGTTGTGCTGCTCACCCTGGCGGCCGGCGCCTCGGCCCTAGGGTCGGCGTGGATCTGCGAGACGGTCCTCGCGGCTTTCGGTTCGTCGCAAACCATGGCGCTGATAATCGTCGACGGCGGCAAACAGCTGAAAAGCGACGACGCGAACCTGGAGCGCCAACTGTCGACGGCCACCCTGGCCCTCCAGACCATCCGCGACTTTGGCTGGGCCTTGGCAATCGGGTCCTTTTCGGTGCTCGTCGCCGTGCTGGTGCGGGTCTTCTATCGTCCCCGGGCTCAAAAGGCCGCCACGGGGCAGGCAGAGGGGTAAAACAGGCCATCCAGCGGGCGGGGTGGTTTCCAAAAGGGACGGGGCAAACCCCCCTTTGGAAACTTTCCAAACCTTTTGCCTTGCAACCTTGGCAAAGGTGTTGCCTACTCATCCCCGTACCCACCAACCAAGCCATGACCACCCAAGCCCAACTCATCAATAACCACAACGAAGCCAAGAAAGTTTTGGCCGCCTGCAAACTGCGTTTCCTCGATGCTGAGGAAACCCTCAGGAACTCCGACAACAAGCGCGAAGCCATCCAGGAATGGAGCGCCGCGTACCACGCTCATGCGCTCGCCGAGGAAGACTTCTACGCAACCAAGGACTTGGCCTACCCCCAGCCCGACATCGAAGTCACGTCCAGCCATGTTATCGTTCGCCGCCTCGGTCTTTCTAATCTCCTCAAAGCTGACCAGATCGTCAAGGAGCGCCACGCCGCCGGCGACCTCAAGTTCACTCGGGTGTTTCGCGGTGAAGCCGCTCGCATCGCCCGCCTTGAGGCCGCTGTTTTGGACATCTAATCAACCACCAATAAATCCCAAAGCCATGACTACCCAAGCCCAGCTCGTCACCATCGTCGAAAAGCCCAGCGTGCTCCTCGCCCTCGCGGCCATCGTCGAAGAACAGGTCCGCAACCTCAACCAGGTCGAAGCCAAGTTTAAGGCCGGCCTGTACACCGACAAGGAGTCCTTTTGCGAGGACCTTGAGGACGCCAACGACGCCCACATCATCGCCTGCGTGGCCTACCATGCCGCCCTGCAGCTCATCAAGGGCAAGCGCATCAACAAGGAGCAGACCAGCACCCTGCGGACCGCCCTCTGCATCACCGGCTCCCTCTAATCCCCCACCCAACACCAAGCCATGAAGCTCATCATCGCCCTCCTCGCCGGCCTCGCGCTGGCGGCCTACATCCTCCTGCTGGCCGACGGCCCGTCCCTGCTGGAGATCATCGACAACCCCAAGTTCTAACATGCCCGACGCCAACGCCCACGCCCCCGACATGCGTCCCACCATCCGCAAGGCCCACCGCGACGACCCCGTCCGCAACGCCCTGGCCAACTTCTGCGAGAACCTCGACGGTGCCCAGTTCCTCCTCGCCGGCGGCTCGACCGGGTCGGCCAAGGATTGCGTGAACAACGCCGTCAGCGACCTCACCGCCGTGCTCTCCGCCTCCGGCATCCGCGATCTGACTGTGAACGTCAACGCGCTCGGCCGCATCGAGGCTTTCCTCGACTACAGCGACGACCTGGGCGACATCCGCCTGACCTACACCGCCCGCCAGCCCATCAACTGATGCGCTTTCTTTCCGTCTGCTCTGGCATGGAGGCCGCGTCCATCGCGTTTGAACCCCTCGGCTGGAAGGCCGTAGGCTTCTGCGAGATCGACCCATTCGCCTCCGCCGTTCTAGCTCACCGCTTTCCCAACACACCCAACTATGGCGACCTCACACAATACAAACAATGGCCCATCGAACCCGGAGCAATTGACGTTCTCATCGGTGGACCACCTTGCCAGGCTTTTTCCGTGGCCGGTCTCCGGCGCGGACTCGCCGACCCACGCGGCAACCTCACCCTTACCTATCTCGGCTTGGTTGACCACCTGCGACCCGAGTGGGTCATTTATGAAAACGTGCCGGGTCTCCTGTCGGTGGACGGAGGCCGCACCTTCGGAACCTTCCTCCACGCCTTGGGGCAACTCGGGTATGGGTGGGCCTACCGAATCCTGGACGCTCAACACGTCGGAGAGTGTAGGTTGCACCCACACCGACGCGGCTGGTCAGCCGTGCCCCAACGCCGCCGGCGGATCTTTGTCGTCGCTCGCCGAGGTGCTGGAGGCTGGGCCTCTGCCGCCGAGGTTCTATCTCTCCGCGAAGGCTTGCAGCGGCATCTTGCGGCGGGCGGGAAAAAGAGGCAAGGCGTTGCCCCCGATGCTGGAGGCGGCGCTGAAGAAAGCCTCCGAGCAGTAGCATTCCAACCCGGCAACCTCTGCAGGCAAGCCGGAGCCGACCCTTCAACGACCACCTTCCCGACGCTCAAATGCGACGCTGGCGATCAGGCCCCGCACGTCGCGCATCCCGTCGTCCCTCTCGATGGCATGAACCTACTCTCTCGCCTCGGTAAATGCGGAGAGACCCATTCCATGCAGGAATTCAACCCAGCCGACCCATCCTTCACCCTGCGACGCGGAGGGATGCAACATGGCGTCCTGACTCCTATGGCGGTCCGCCGCCTTACCCCTAACGAATGCCTCCGCCTTCAAGGCTTCCCCGACAACTGGACGAACATCCCTTGGAAGGGCAAGCCTACCGCCCCCGACGGCCCGCAATACAAATGCGCAGGAAACTCTTTCGCCGTACCGGTCGTCCGCTGGATCGGCACACGCATCGCCTCTCTCACCCAAAATGAAACCCAAGCCCAACAGAACAATGGCCAATAACAACCTCGGCAACCCCTCCCAAGAGGTGCAGACCCTCATCCAGGGCATCGCCTACGCCCGCGACCGCGTCATGCAGGGCGACTGGACGCCCAAGTACGCCAACGAGCAGGTGGCCCAACAGGCCGCCGAGGCCGAGCAGATGCTGGTCTTCTTCGGGTGCACCGATGTTGACCTGTACGCCCACCTCTCCCCCTCCGGCCGTGCGCTGCTCAAGTGGCGCTACCGCGACAAGGACGGCGAGCTCTTCACCGGCAACCTTCACCCCACGTCCCAGTCGTGAGCGCAATCTATTACGAAGCAATCGAGTTGATTAAACAACTCAAGGAGGAGAACGCTCGCCTCAAAGCCGAGGTCGACCAACTGACCTTTGTCGACGACTTCATCGTAATTACCAAGGCCGACATCAAGGAACTCGCCGAAGAGGGCGTGCAGAATACGCCCGGCCAATACGACGAGAAATACACCATCAGCGTCACCAAGGCCTGCTACATAAAGGTGCTGAAGCACATGAGCGAGTTTTGGGAAGCCAAGAAGAAGGGGGGCCAATCGTGAAGCCCCTGCTCTTCCTGCTCGCGTCGGCCACGTGCCTCCCCGCGATCACTCCCGCCCAGGTGGACGCCATCATCCGCGTCGAGTCCGCCGGCAACCCCCGCGCCATCGGCCGGCTGGGCGAGCGTGGCCTCTGCCAATTCTTCCCCGCAGCTTGGGCCGACACCTCCCGCTGGCGCCGCGCCCACGGCCTGCCCGTCTACTCCTACGACCTGGCCCTCGACCCCATCGCCGGCCACCAGTACGCCACCTCCTGGTTGACGTACAACGAGGAGCGCCTGACCAAGGCCCTCGGCCGCCGCCCGACGATCGGCGAAGTCTACGCCGCCCACCAACTCGGCTTCGCGGGCTTCCGGGCGAAAGGGTTTGACCTGTCCCGCTGCCCGTCCATTACTCGGGTCGTCGTTGCCCGATTGGCGAAAGCGACCCGCACCAAATGAACAAGCCCTTGCTCGTCGCCGTGGACCCCGGCGTTTCCGGCGCCATCGTCACCTACCACGACAACCTCGGGCTGGAGTCGTACAACATGCCCGGCACCGACTGGGAGGTCTGCAAACTGGTGGCCGACATCTCGACGAAGGCCAACAAGGTCGTGCTGTACCTGGAGGAGCCCCCGCTCTACGCGGGCCGCAACATCCCCGGCTCCGCCATCGGCAAACTGATGTGGAACACCGGCGTCCTTTACGGCGCCGCCGTGGCCTGCGGCTGGGAGGTCCACCGCGTCCGTCCCGCGATCTGGCAGAAGGCCCACCCCGTCGGCACCAAGGGCGACCTCTCGACCACCGCTTGGAAGAACAAACTGAAGGCCCGCGCCGGCGAGCTGTATGGTTCGGTCCCCGGCCTCAAGGTGACGCTGGCCAACGCCGACGCCCTGCTGATCCTCGACGCCGCTATGCGTGGCGCCATCAACTAACTTAACACGTGCTTAACATTGTTTAACATTTGTTAAGTTAACTTAACCACACTGAGCAAACAGGCCAAAAGCCAAACCAACCTTTCCCACCTATGAAACAACCCATTCCCGTCAACGAGCAGACCACGCAGTCCCTGGTCACTCCGCCCGTCCCTATCAAGGACACGCGCTACATTATCCTGCACGACGGCACTGTTGCCGCCCGCCTGAAGCCCCGCCGCAAGGGCAACATCAACTACTGGTCCCTCTCCGTGAACGGCCACCTAAAGGTGCTCAACCAGCAGAGCATCGACGACATCGCCGCCGGCAAGTAAGCCTTTCCCTGCACCCATGAGCAAACAAGCCACCGACGCCAACGCGGACTTCGTCGCCGCCCTCAACGCGCTGGAGAACGTCAGCGCGAACAAGTCCAACCCGGCCTTCAAGGGGTCGAAGTACGT